ATATGCCTTTGTGAGTTTTCCGCCGGGAGCCAACATTGAGTTAAGTTGTTCAAGGGCCGATGTCCCGCTTTTTGTCCACGGATCCAAAGAGGCTTTGTTCTCCTCGTACATCTGCTTTTGAAGTTCGCTTGCCTTGTCTGCCGATGCAGCCTGAGTTCCGGCTGCAGAGGTGGCACCGCTTTTGGCTATCAAAGCTCCACCGATGCCCGTGGCTGCCCCGATAATAGATGCTATCCCTATGGCTGATCCGACGAAAGACATTTTGGCTCCTTTTGTTGCTCTAAATATTCCTGTTCGGGGATAATCCAGAGCTTTTCGATTTCATCCGGATCGGTCAAATTCGTCGGGATGATATTCAGAAATACAGCATCCGCCCGGCAGAAGGCAAACTTCTTTGTTCCAGGCGGGGTCGTGAAAAGAATCGGCGCCACCATTTCGACCGGAGGTTTATCTTCGGCGACGTAAACTAGGAGCGTTCCCTTCAGCAGGCAGTTGCATGTCTCGTGTCTGTGTCGTTTTCCCATGATCAATGTCCCCGCCTTAACCGTGATCTGACGAATATAAACCCCGCCGCTAAAAATGTGCTCCAGCGGGATTTCTACCTGCTCCTGCATCAGCATCTTCTGCTCGATTTCCGCAAGATCGACAGGTTTACGCTCAATGGCGGTTTCCGGAAGGGTCAATGATGCCATCAATATGAATGCTCCAGGACGCTGCCCAAAACACCTATTTTGCTGGCCGTAGATGCCAAACATTGAATCATTCCGCCGGCCGCGAGAACTTGGTTGACGGCTTCCTGACAATCGAAGGTTTCTCCAGCAGCTAACGAACGCGCACCGATAAGAGTCTGCGCTGCCGTTGGGCTGCCCCCCGCGGTTACAAGATAAACCGTCAGCGTTTGTGCTACTGTATCCGAATTGTAGAAGGTCAGCTTTTTGATGATCGCCTTCTTTAAATTAGAATCGAGCGTATAAATGGCCATTGCCGTTGCCGCAACCAATGCCGGTGTAATCCCTTTTTCGATGATCATTTCTACTCCTTACAAAATCTTATATGAGAACACAAAACCTATTAAATGGTTAGTCGTGTTTGTTGCCGTAAAAGAAAGCGTGGCCCTGGCGTTGGCAACATCGCCGAAGACAATTCCCGACTCTCCCAACCCGCTAGTGCAAACTCCCTGCACGTCAGTGGTGTCGGCCAGTGCTGATATCACGGGCAGGCCGATGCCGAGTTGTGTAGTTCCGGGCAATGTCGGATCCACATATGCGAATCCCGTCACGGTCACAATTTTGTCAATTTGGGCATATATCAAATCGATTTCCGTTGACGCGTCCAGATTGGAAACATTCGTCAAACTAGGAGTGTAGATGCCTGCCATCGCCGATTTTGATGGCGCACCCTCAGCAAAAGCAATAAGAGTTCGCAGATCGTCGACGTCCCCCTTTAGCCCATTTGCCAGCGCAAGGATGGCCCTTTCGGCGTCGTCTTCGTCCTTCGAGAGTCTTTGTATGTACCCTTCGAGAATTGACAACCTGGTTTCAATTTCCGCGCGAATAGATGCCGGATTAGGCGAGGATTCGATCGGTGCTGTTTCTTCGTGCTGGGTCAGATTAGGATTGGCCTCGATTGCCAGGCTCTCCTCCGACTGAATCGGCTCGCGCTGCATTGCCTGCAATACCGCTAAATCTCCAGCGTCTATCTGCGACGAAATAAGATCGCTAAAGAAATTCAGCCAAACCTTATTAATAACGGGATGCCCGACACTATCTGTGACAAGTTTCCCCGAGGAATCCCTTTGGAAAAACTCTTGTCTTAGGAATGTAGGATTTTTTATCGTCAGGATAATCCCCCGCTTATATTATCTTCCACTTTGTTTTCCCAGCACATCAAGATTTGTCATATCGTAAATTATCGATCCTGACTTATTAACCGTACTAATTATTTCAAAGTAATTTTCTCTTTATTTTATTCGGGTTAGTCGTTCCATGCCAGCCTCTGAGCTATATGCATATTTAGTTCCATTGGAATCGGTCAAAGTGTTATTCTCCATCGTCATTGAATCAATCAATTCAGACAATAACTTTCGTTGTTTTTTCCAATTTGATGCGGGTGATCCTGGACGGGGAGATAATAACTCGCTCGTTGGTGGTTTGTTATCAAATAGCCAATCGCTTAGTTTTTCTACACTCGTTTTAAAGGACCCGCCTATTTCTTCTGACTTGCCAATTATCCCCGCTCCGGCTCGCATTGGTCCTCCATATGCCGTTGCTGGATCATTTAATCCTAAAATCTGTCCCAACATTAGCAATTTATTTATTCCATTCTGCACCGATTCTGGAGTGTTGGCTTTATATAGATTGTGTACTGTATCCAGAATGCCCCCGCCCGAATTGGGAATCTTTTGAATAGATTTAGCTTTCCCAAGATTCAAACCTTTCTTGAGCGATTGTTGTACTTCCGGTTGTTCCCAGGGCATCACCAAGATCCTCCGCTTATGCCCACGTAAGAATCAACCAGTGCAATCCTCGTGGGATCCGTCCCAGAAAGTTCAACGAATGGCTTGCGGGCCCGCCCCATGGCGCCCGGCCAGCGGCATCGATAGAGATACTGGCCGATTTTCCCGGCGCCGCGCCACTTCTCGTTTCCCCAGACGTATCCGCCATCCTTGCTGTAGCGCATCATTATTTGCGGATTGCCGGGATCCACCCCGGGCAGAGTTGTATCGATTCCGGCCCCGACCTCGAGATCGATTTCTAGGTCATACGGGAAAAGGTATTTGTTTTCATTCGATCCGAGCGGCACCGTTCTGAGCCATCGTTTCGGGCTTCCGTTGTCATCGAAGATATTTATGGACTGCTCGTAAACTATGCCGAGCTCCTTGTCCCCGACCAGGTGTATCCCGAAGGCGAAGGCGTGGCATTGCGCCAGCTGCCGATGCCAGAGACCGCCAATATATTCCCAGTTTCCGCGCTCATGCCATAACTGAGCCGCGCAATCATAAACCCACGTTTTGTCAGAGGTCGGGAATGTCCAAACTCCGAAAGCGTGTCCCTGGTCCTGGTACGCATATCCGATGGCATCTGCGATTGTAGGATATGTTGAAAGCTGATATTCGAGCGCGTGGTTGCTCACGCGTTGAGGCGTGTATCCGTTCGCCCGCCAGACTATTCCCTGGCCACGCGTGTCCGCCCCGAGCCAGAAAAGTGAGTTATCCAGTTTGATGGGGCTGTCGAGCGCTGCGCACCCCTGCTCGATCAAGGCTCCCGGGATTCTCTCAAATGGAAAATCTGGATTACCTGAATCGGAGAATATTTCTATGCTTTCGCTTCCGAGTGCCCAAATCTCCTTGTGATCAGTCATGAGCGAAACTATGTCGTCTGGGTTTCCCTCGGCCGATGTGAAATCTAGCGGATTCCATGTGGCACCGTCGTATTGCCCGGATATCCTGATTATTTGAGACGCCGGGGTAACGCCGATGAAATAACCATCGGCAAAACGAACCTGAATCAACGGCACGCCTATATTGACGAGCGTATCGGCGGCCAAGTCATAGAGATAGGTATTTTGTGCGCTAACGATGCAAAGCTGAAAGCGATTGGAAGCGATACAGACGGGCTTTCCATCGCTTGCCAATGTTCCGCGTAAAATACTCGATAAATCAGAAAATAGTTCGTAAAGCTCAAAACCGGAAGCAACAAAACATCGGCCGTTTGCATAAAACACGGCCTGGATCGGTCCATCTCCGACTGCGTACCTGGAGATCAGGCCGGGAACTCCATAGAAAACTATCTGGGATTTTGCACGTGATCCAGGAGGCGGGGGCAAAATCTCTGGATAGAGATTCACGCAGCGCTCATTCGTCACCGCCCTCGATTGTGATTCGAATGATTGCCCTGCGAGAAAACCCTTCATCGCACTCCGCCCGTCATCCAGTTAAAATCCCCGCCGCCCCTTCCCGATCCTCGATCGTCAAGGCCGATCCGTGGTGATTTGTCGTTATTCTTCATAATTGTCACCCTTGCTCGCGCAGCTTTTGCCGCCAATTCAGCCGGCATCGCCCTTCCCATGGGCCCGCATACCTCTTCGGCAAGCGTGAGCAGCAAGGCCAGTTCATAGCCATAAGGAGTAGTAAAAGCTGTTGACGCATCCGTAATTTGGCTCAGGACGGTCCAGGTCTCCAGCCGGAGCCCGTAGGCATAGCTCGGCACAGGCCAAAGGTAAAGCGCCCCGCTTGGATGATCCGGCGAGTAATACAAGTCGGTTGGCACGTTGCTTGTGAGCGCCTTGACTCTTTTATTCGCCCACCAATCATCATCCCAGATATTCAGGGGCAGATCCACCGCGGGGCTTGCATTTGTCAAAATCAATGCTGCATTCTCGATCAATACAGGCCTGGGAGCGGCAAAGTCAGGAGAACTGAGCCCCGGCCCGATCAAATGGGGCTGGTGAAGCGCGGTCAGTGTGTAGGCCGTGAAAGCGACATTGTAGGCGAATACTTTTCGCGCTGCCCACTGATCGATGATGCGATTCAGACGAGTTAGACAGAACGTCGCATGTTCTCCGCTGATCGGCTCGCCGATGTCATAAACGCCAATTTCTGCAAGGCTGTCGGTTATGATTTCCAGTCCTGTGCTCATGGAAGCCTCACCGCAAATTCAATCGAAAGTGCTGAATCACGCTCGTTATAACCTAATTTCATGAGTCGCGCCAAAACCTGGTGCCGCTTCCATTCTCCGGATTGATCTTTTCGCGATCCGTAGTCGTCGCATAAAGCTTTCGCCTTATGTACCGCCTCGTCAAGTTCCATTGGAACGGTAATCGCTCGAATTTTATAATGAGCGAGAATCCAATAAGCAAAACGCAACAAAATCTTTTTCATAACGGCCCCCAAACGTGCCCCAACGGCGTCATTATAGGAGAACTGGTTATCGGCGGCACTCCTCCTGTAGACTGAGGCCAGAATCTTGGTGCAAAATATCGTCCAGCAAAGTATCGTCTAGCCCACATTATGTTAGGTCCGTAAGAGTGATTGCCGAACGGTTTCCATCTGCATCGACCGTTGCGGTAACACGGGTTTTTGTTCCAGCCGGGTTCTTCACTAAAACTGTTGTTGTTGCCGCGCCGCTCACCACTCCGGCATTTGCCCCCAACCCGACTTTAATAGCCTGCCGTGGCGTGACATCTGTCTCAATCGCGTTTGCTCTGTCAAGTAGCGCATCTGCGAGCTCCTGTCCCGCATCGGTGGCCAGTGCAGAT